ATGAACTCGCATTGGACAAGACAACGAACATGGAGTTCTTAATTGACGAGACTGAAAAGTTTTGCCAAGACAAAGATCTTTATAACGCTATTCGTAAGTCGATTCTCATTCTCGATGGTCAAGATCGAGAGAATGATAAGGGTTCTATTCCTAAGATTCTTTCTGACTCTCTAGGAATTAGTTTTGACAGCAGTATTGGTCACGATTTCTTGTATGATTACAATGATCGTTATGAACATTATCATAAGAAAGAAGAACGTATTCCTTTCGACATTGACATCTTCAATAAGATTACTAAGGGTGGATTACCTCGTAAATCAATGACTGTACTACTCGCAACAACGGGTGGTGGTAAATCATTGTTGAAATGCCACATGGCTGCTAATCACTTGATGTACGGTAAGAATGTACTCTACATTACGATGGAAATGGCCGAAGAAGAAATTGGTCGTCGTATCGATGCTAACATCATGGATATTACCATTGACGAAGTAAAAGAAGTTCCTCGTGACGTTTATGAGAAACGAATGAATCGATATAAAACCAAAACGACTGGTAAGCTAGTGATCAAAGAATATCCTACTGGTTCTGTTCATTCAGGTCATTTCAGACACTTACTCAACGAGTTACGCCTCAAGAAAAACTTTCAACCGGATGTTATCTTTCTAGATTACTTAAACATCTGTGCTTCAGCTCGTGTTAAAGGTTCGGCTGCAGCAAATTCTTATACACTCGTTAAATCAATTGCAGAGGAAGTTCGTGGACTCGCCATGGAATATAATTGTGCTGTTGTTACTAGTTCTCAGTTTAATCGTGATGGTTATGGAAACTCTGACGTGGATCTTACCAATACTTCTGAATCAATGGGTATCACACATACTGCCGATGCTATTTTCGCTATAGTAACATCTGAAGCTCTAGATGATCTTGGTCAAATTATGATCAAGCAATTGAAAAATCGTTGGGGTGATATTAGCTACTATCGTCGATTCTTAGTAGGTATTGATCGAGCTAAGATGAAGATTTATGAACTCGAAGAAAGCGCTCAACGTAATATTAATGTAGACGATGGCTCAAATGGAGGTAACAGCGGAAAAAAGTCTTCGAGTAACTACGACGACACGCCTCTCTTTGACAAAACTGACATAGGACAAAGGCTAGGATCTCGCAGAAAAACCCGCAACGTGTTCGGTGACGTACAACTTACATAATTATAAATAACAGAAATAAACCACAACTTTCATCATAGGCGCCATGAAAAAGTTTAAATCTCACATTTCTGAACAAAGAGTAAGGTTCTCGAAGCTTGATCTCGACTTCATGTCGTTTATGGGCGAGGATCTTGGTATCGGTCGTCCATCAGGAAACGAAGAAAAATTCGTCTTAGACGTTCTCTCTAAGATCGATGACCAGATCGGTTCTATTAAGACCGAGATCGAAATTGATAACAGACCAGGAAAGTCGAACAGCAAAAAGCTAGCTATCTCTCAAGTGATGGCTGATAAAGATCGTACAAAGTTTGCTGCTTTAGCTAATGAGATTATCGATAAAGAAGCCGATCTCGAAAGAGGTCCTGTTCCTGCTCCTCGTAAAGAAAAAGATTATTCTTTTAAACATAAAGACATGAGCCGTTACGTCTACGTTAACTGTCGTCCTGATGGTAAGCGCTCTGCAGCTGGTGATGATCCTAATGAGCTTATGGCTGCAGCACTTTGTTTAAAATCTTCACTTAAAATTCCTACAAATTCAGACGAAATGGACGCTCTTATTAACGACGTTCGATTAGGTCTCACTAAAGTAAAAGGTTATAAGAAAGGACAAGTCGAAAGCTTATCCGGCGATTATCCTAACTTATGTCAAGCAGTATCAGCAGCTAAAGCTGTTCATGATGCTGGATACGGTGATGCTGATATGGTCTATCTTACAGGACAATCTTGGGACGATGATGTTAAACAATTCCAAATCACTAAGTATGGAATGGCTGACTTCAACTCATCAGACTTCATCGTAAGAAAAGGTAATAGGTTTCTAGGTGTTTCACTTAAGAAAAAGAAAAGACTGAACGAAGAAGATCCTACACTAATTAACAAGTCTTTCTCGACGATGTTCAAAGATAGAAAGTTCGACGACATCATGAAACAGCTTGATCACAAGACTGGTTTCTTCTATCTTAAAGTGTTAGCTCGTGCTAAGCGTGAGGGCAAAGCAAGTCCTCAATTGCTAAAAGACATGGAAAAAACTCGTCCTAATACCGATAACTGGAAACAGTTTATTCAGCGAATCGACAACGCAGTTATCAATAGAGAACTTAAGTCTAGCCAATCTTTGTTTAAAGACATGGCCAACATCATTCTTAAGAACAAGACTCTTATCGCTGATCAGCTCATGCAACTTATTTTCAAAGCAGATCTCAAAGACCTACAGAAAGTTAATTTTGACTTCGCACTCGTTACTGGTATCGGTGATTATGGTCCTCAGAAAGGTGTAGTTATCGAACAAGGCGAGTATAAAGACATCAATACAGTAACTACTAAACTCGATGATCTCGCTAATACAGGTAAAGTTGATTTAAGATTTACTCCCGGAACAGTTCAAGCATTTCAGCCTGGAGCCACTGCAGCAGTTCTTAAGTTTGATCTTGTTTTAGGTGACGTTCCTCTTTGCAACATCTCTCTAAGATACAAAGGCAACTTTAGATCAGCACCTTCGTTCCTAGCTACTATGACACCAGAATTCAAGGCTATTTACAAATGATAAGATTTAAGAGATTTTTAGAAGAAGGCATCAATGATCCTGCTATCTTTAAAGCAGTGTTTCTTGCCGGTGGCCCAGGATCTGGTAAGTCGTTTGTTGTAGGCCAAACTGCGTTAACAGCCTTAGGATTCAAGCTCATTAATTCAGACGACGCGTTTGAAGTCGCTTTAAGCAAAGCCGGTTTAGAACCAGATCCAGAAACTTTATTTTCACCTAAGGGCCAAGAACTTCGTAGCAAAGCAAAAGCGTTAACCGGTAATAAGATGAAACGAGCTATCGAAGGTCGACTCGGTTTAGTAATCGATGGTACTGGAAAAGATTACGATAAAATCAAAAAACAGGTTGACATGTTGCGTGAAATAGGTTATAGTGTTATGATGTTATTCGTTAACACAGACATTGAAACCGCTCTGAATCGTAATAGTAAAAGAGATCGTTCTTTGCCTGATGACACAGTTAAGAAAATGTGGAATTCAGTACAAACAAACATTGGAAAGTTTCAAAACTTGTTTAGAGATCGTATGATTGTAGTAGATAATTCAGACGGTGCAAATTCTCAAAAAATCTTAAACTCAGTCTATAAGCGTGTAGCTACTTGGTCTAAGACTTCGTCTGATAATCATATTGCTAAAAAATGGATTTCTCAACAAAAGAAAGAACGTGGTATTAAAGAAGATAAGCAATCCGTAAAACATCACCTTGGTATAGGTGTAAGTTTCAAACACCAGTCAAAAGATGCTCTTAAGCATTTTGACAGAGATAACGACGGTGATGTAGATGCAGATGATTTTAGTGGTAAGATTCCCGATGAAATTACTGGAACTGAGCCTAAAGATTTAACAAAGAGAATGCTGAAGAAATATGATCGTGAAAGAGCACACACTCGAAAAGGTGTTGCTTTTGAAGACGCAGAACTTAATGCTAGACAAGCTGATGAAGTACAAAGATTAAGAGACAGACAAAAGAGAGAGAAAGAGTCATTGAAGCGTAGACACGATCAACAAGACGCACAAGCTAAAAGAGAGCGAGAAAGACAATAATGAAAGGCTTTAAAGCATACATTACAGAAGCAGCAGGTAAGAACCTTCACATGACGCATTTAGAAGATGCTGTTATCGATGGAGGTGTTACTGGTACAAGGAATGTTTTTAATTATCTAAGAGCTCTCCGTGACATGCTAGCAGGCAACGCTTCTGCTCCTGTGAGCATCACAGTTAAGTGGGACGGTGCACCAGCTTTATTCGCTGGGGTTGATCCTTCTGATGGTAAGTTCTTTATTGCTAAGAAAGGAGTCTTTAATAAGAATCCAAAAATTTATAAAACAAATGCAGAAATTGATAATGATCTGAGTGGCGATCTAGCAGCTAAATTTAAAGTTGCTCTTAAGGAATTCGCCAAACTCGGGATCAGTGAAGGAGTGATACAAGGTGATTTCTTATTTACGAAAGACGATCTCAAAACAGAAACTATTGATGGAGAATCGTATATTACTTTCCATCCTAACACGATTGTTTACGCGGTACCAACGAACAGCGACCTCGGTAAAACAATTGCAGGATCCGAAATCGGTGTGGTTTGGCACACAACGTACCGAGGATCAGATTTTGAATCAATGTCAGCAAGTTTTGGAAAGAAGATTGTCCCAAGCCTCAACAAAACAAAAACAGTCTGGGCAGTAGACGCAGTATTCGAAGACAAATCTGGTAACGCAACGTTTACTAAGAATGAAACTGACGAAATTACAAAACTTCTATCTGACGCAGGACGAATCTTCAGAACAGTAAGTCCTAAAGTGCTAAATGAATTAGGCACAAACACTGAGCTCAATGCTCGAGTGAATACATACATCAATTCAAAAGTACGTGAAGGATCACGAATCGGCGATCCTCGCGGATTCATTATAGGTCTACAACAATACATTAAAGAATACTATCAGAAAGAAGCTGATAAAGTAAAACAACAAAAAAGTAAAGATATTAAGATCGCTAAAGGCGAAGAACTATTAAAGTTTTTTGCTAGAACAAATATGAAACACATTTTAAATATCTTTACACTCTACAATATTCTAGTCGATTGCAAGTTGATGGTTATTGAGAAGCTTAATCATGTTGACGGACTCAAGACTTTCTTGAAAACAAATAAAGGATTCGAAGTAACTGGCCAAGAAGGTTTTGTTGCTATTGACCATCTTGGAAAGAATTCGTTGAAACTCGTCGATCGCTTGCAGTTTAGTAAAGCAAACTTTAGTACAGAATACATTAAAGGGTGGCAGAAATAATGGCTTGGGTAGCAGTACCAGGATCAGATAGCATCTGGGAATACGATAACGCAGCAAACACGTCTTTAGCTGACGTGTACGCCGATGCTAACGGAACAGTAACAGCTGGAGTTAGAGCATTTACTCCTCCAGGTGGCAACACACAATACACTTATATACGATGCAGAAAAGCGGGTGAAACGATTGTCCGTGGTGAGTTAAACAAAAACTATTACGATAATCTAATACCATAGGAATTAATTAAATGGCAATTTGGAATAAGAACGATCAAGCATATTTAGATAATAATAAAACTTTATTTGAAGCATTTATGCTATCGGATAAAGATGGCAATATTATTAACTCATTTGGAATTGCTTCAAATATTCCTATTGCTGCAGGCGAATTAGACGGTTGGGCCGCAATCCATAAATTTGGTGCGGTTCCTCTCATGTCAACAAACCCAGGCGTTGGTTCAGTTTGGGATAAGAGTGATACCTTTTATCCTTGGACTGCTTTTAATACACCAGGGCCACTTACTATTTCAACGACAACATCTAACGGAACTTTATCTTCCTTAGATACTGGAATGACTGTAACGATTGTTGGGCTTGATGAAAATTTCGAAGCTACTCAAGAAACAATTACAATTACAGGTGATGCAGGTGCTGGTACTCAGAATTTTTCCCGCGTATATCGAGCATTCACTTCTCAAGATAATCAAACTGAGGTGCGCGTATCTACAACAACGGGTACACCAACCGAAGTTCTTAGAATTAATATTCTAAAAGGCCAAACACTAATGGCTGTTTATACAGTTCCTGCTGGTAAAACAGCATACCTAACAAAAGGCACAGCTACTTGTGCTGCTAACGCTGACACAACAATTGATATGTTTGTTCGTTATGGCGGAGTAGGTGCATTTAGAATTGGTCATACTGCTGAGGTTGCTGGTGTTGGTGGACAATATACATATGAATTTGCTGTTCCAATTCAAATGCCTGAAAAGACAGACATTGATATTAGAGCAACAGTTCGTTCAAATAACGCAAGAGTAACAGCAGCATTTGATCTAATTTTGATTGACAATCCCGCTTAGTGGTTGACATTTACACCTAACTGATATATAATTATATGCTATGGTTAAAGATGATTTTGAGACATACATTCGAGGAAAGCGAGTAGCTGTTGTAGGTAACGCGCTTTCTTTGTTTGATACTCAATGTGGTAGTGAGATTGATGATCATGAAGTTGTAATTCGTATCAACACCCCCGCAATATTCTTCCAAGATCTCACACCTAGACACTCCCACGGAACTCGTATTCATGTATGGGCTTTCTGGGATTATTTTCGTTATGCTACAAGTGACCATAGAGATAAACCAAGCAAACTTCTAGATACTTTCTGGAATACAGATAGATATAACGTACTAGATTTAAACATGCTTAACAAAAAAGAAGCAGGTTTCAAATGGAACAAAAACGATTTCTTTTTTGAAATAAAACAAAACATGCTAAAAGAAACTGGTAATCCTTCTGCGGGTTTATCCATTCTTTATTTACTTAATGAATGTGATCCTGCAGTAGTAAATGTTTATGGTTTTGATTTTAAACGCACACCTACTTTTAGTAATTTTAATCAGGATGTTGATAGTAATAGATTTGATTCTTTCTACCGACACGACTACGCATTTGAAGAACAATATGCAAAACAAAAGTTCTTTACACAAGAACGATTTAATTTAAAAGGAGAATATTATGGGACGTATTCGTGATAGAGGTCATGATGGCGGTAACATTTGGAGATGGCATACTATTGAAAAGTATGTTCGAAAAAACGGCTGGACAAAGGGCGCTGAACTAGGAGTGTGGTTAGGTGAAACATTTAAACATTTGGTCAAGACTTGTCATAATCTTCATCTTATTGGTGTGGATCTTTATGCTCCCCAACCAGAAAACAACGGACCAGAAAAATGGACTTCTGGTGAAAATGGTCATGCATGGAATCACGAAGCATACTATCAAGACTTGGTAAGATTCTGTCAAGCATATCCAGGTCGAGCAGAAATCATTAAAGACTATACAACAGAAGCTGCAAAAGAAGTAGCTGATGAGAGTCTAGATTTCGTATTCATTGATGCTGATCATGGATACGAAGGTTGTCTTCGCGATATTCAAGCATGGACTCCTAAAGTCCGTAAAGGTGGTATGATCATTGGCCACGATATTCATTTCCCAACAGTTGAGCGAGCAGTCACCGAATACTTCGGTCCTAACTCGTGGAAAGTAGAAGACGATTTCTTGTGGTTAGTCGAGAAAACATAATGAAGCGTTGCCAGTATTGTGGTAAAAGGTTCAGAGTCGTTCTTCTAAGCTCTGGTGTATTATGGTGTAGTTATGAGTGCAGTGAAAAGGATCTCAAAGGTGAAAAGAACGCGTGTAATTAATTTTTATGGTGGGCCCTGCTCAGGTAAAAGTACAGCTGCTGCAGGTTTATTTTACAAGATGAAGCTACTTAACTATAGTGTTGAGTTAACAGACGAGTTCGCTAAAGAATGTGTTTGGGAAGGAAATGTTCCTATGCTCAAAGACCAACTCTGGATCTTAGCTCATCAACATCGAAAGATTCTCAGACTAGTTGGTAAAGTAGATTATATTATCACTGATTCTCCAGTTCTACTTAGTCCCATCTATCGAGAAGTTTATGAAGGTCCTCTGTATAGCAATCTAATTGACAAGTTAGCTTTAGAATGTTATAATATGTACGACAATATTAACTTTATGTTAAGTCGCCCTCGTGATTTCGATCCTAATGGGCGAGCACAAAACGAAGTCGAGAGTGTTCGCATTGATCTTGAGATCGTCGATCAATTCAAACGCTTAGACATACCCTATATACAAATTGAAGGATCTGATCACGCTTCTCTCGCTTACGACAAATTGGTGACTTTTTATGCACATTGAAATTGACAAAATCTATCAGCGCGAACTCATGCGCCAACATAGTACTATAGAGTTTATTGCTAGTGAGAACTTTGCTTCTGACGCAGTAATGAAACTTTGTGGTTCTGAATTTACTAACAAATATGCTGAAGGCTATCCTGGCAAGCGTTATTACAACGGTTGCGAACACATGGACGAAATTGAAATCTTAGCGATTCAAAAGCTTAAAGACATCTATGGTTGTGCTTTTGCCAATGTTCAACCACACTCAGGTGCTAATGCTAACGCAGCAGTATTCCAAGCATTTCTAAAACCCGGCGATCGTATTCTTGGTATGGATCTTGCGAGTGGAGGACATCTTTCTCACGGTGCCCCTGTTAACATGTCAGGTAAAAACTATCAAGCGTTTTCCTATGGTGTAGATAGTGTAGGTATGCTTGATTACGATCGTATTATGGATATTGCTAAAATCGTCAAACCTAAGATGATCATCGCGGGCGCTAGCGCGTACCCACGAAAAATCTATTGGGAAAAGTTTAGAGAGATCGCAGACGAAGTAGGTGCTTTGCTAATGGTTGATATGGCACACTATTCTGGACTCATCGCTGGCGAAGCTTATCCTAATCCAGTTCCTTATGCAGATGTAGTTACTTCAACTACACACAAGACGCTCCGTGGTCCTCGTGGAGGAATCATTCTTTGGAATAACGACGAATACACTAAGAAAATTAACAGCGCAGTATTTCCTGGAACACAGGGTGGTCCTCTCATGAATATCATTGCAGCAAAAGCACAGTGTTTCATGGAAGCCGACACTCCTGAATTTTACGATTATGCAGATCGTGTAATTAAGAATGCTAAAGCGATGTGTGAAGTATTCAGTAAGTCTAATACGATTAAAGTACTTACGGACGGAACTGATTCGCACATCATTCTACTCGATCTAAGTGAATCAAAATACAGTGGTCGTCAAGCAGCTGATATGCTCGAAGAAAATGGAATCACCGTAAATAAGAATGGTGTACCCAATGATCCTCGTCCCTTTATGGAAACTTCTGGTATCCGTATCGGAACTGCTGCTGAAACAACTCGCGGCCGCGACGAAAAATGGTTTAGAAGACAAGCAGAAAGAATATTGGAAATCATAGGATGAAAACAAGTATCGAAAAGAAACTCAGCCACATTTGGATCGGGCCAAAGCCAGCTCCACTAAAGTGGATGTACACTTGGCGCGATAAACATCCCGATTGGGAGTATAGTATTTTTACCGATACTATGCTTAGGACTCGTCGATGGAAGAACCAACACTTGATCGAAGAGTATTATAATAGACGCTTATGGCCTGGTGTTTCTGACCTTATTCGATACGAACTTCTTTATGAAAATGGTGGATTCATTGCTGAAGCAGATATGATCTGTTTAGAGAATACTGATGAACTATTCCAAAGTCCTGAAGATCACGCTTATACTTGCTTTGAGAACGAAAAAGGAAGACCTAATTTTGTTCAACCTATTTTTGCTTGCAATCCTGAAAACAAATTCATAGCTATGGTAATAGATGAACTTCATAAACTCAGACGAGGCGATCTTCATCCACAACCTTTCATGTCAACGGGTAATGCTTTTCTAGCTAAGCACGTGCCTCAATGGCGAGACAAACTTACTATATGGCCGTCACACTATTTCATTCCTCAGTTCTATGTAGCTGGAGCGAAGAGATACGATGGGCCAGATAAAGTGTATGCAGATCATAAGTGGGGTTCTACCGGAATGCACGCTCACTGCTTACAATATTCAGACGGGGTTCTATAATGTACTTATCACACAAATATAAATTTCTATTCTTACGTACGCCAAAGACTGCAAGCAGCAGTCTTTCGGATTTTTTTATTCGCAACATCAATGATCCTGAAGCGATCTATACTGAAGTTGAAGATTCAAACTTACCAGGAACACTTGACGAGAGTATCGTATCTCGTTATCGTCCCTATGCTTTCTATCATTTTACTCTCGATCAATTAATTCATGAAGGAGTAATTACAGAAGAGCAAGCTCGTGAATACGATGTTTTTGCGCTACTGAGAGATCCTATTGAT